CGGCATCGGCATACCCAACACCGGATATGACCCGATTTATGTTTACTGTGTGGGCAAAATGGCCGGCGGACAAACTGATAAACCCCGCAAATACTAACTGGGCATTGCTCTACGCCGGCTCTGGGGAGGGTAATTTGTCTGATGATGTCAGCACTGCATTTAAAATCGGCGGGGTGAGACAGGTGAACGATGGTACGGATGTGCCAATTAACTCACTGTACGTATACGGCGTTCGCGTTACCTACCCGTCTGAGGCCCAGACTAAGATTAAAGCCGTCGTTGGCCAGAGCAAGCCATTCCAGTATGGCGTAGAAGTAGTGCGAGATAAAAACCTCAACAATTTCTACTGCAATTTTTATCTTAACGGTGAGTTGATCGGTACATCTCCGACGCATACCCCGCTCGCTATCCCGACGGTCACAAACGCCTTTGTGCTGGGAAATCTGTCCCGTGGCTACTGCATGGCGAACACTGTTTTCTATCGTGTACGCCTTGACGACCTGACCGGCTCCACTCGGCTGACTGCAGATCTCATCGCTGACGATTACACAAAAAATAAGGGGTACTTTAGTTAAAAGTAATTGCGGCTGTCATGAAAATTGATAGCCGCAGCCTCTTTGATCTGCCTCCTGAATGAAATTACTGTATGCATGACCAGTATTTCAGGAGGGCAGATCATGCTTCGACAGTCAGACATCGCCGCGGCTTTCCGCGAGGCGGTATTGCGCAACGCCAAAGGATACCAGCACCTTCACACCCGCGACTTCGTTACCGCGCTGCGCCGGCGCGGCATCCACTTTTCCGAGGTGGAGGCTAACGCCTGGATCGCACGCGAGCAGTCTTATTTCGTCGATAAGACGCCGGACCATAGCGAAAACCGCCTGTGGATGATGGCCAACATGGGGAGGGTTCTGTAATGGGCTTTCCATCACCCGCGACGGACTACACGGAACAGCGATTAACGGTTAACTCGATCTGCAATGTTGGGCCTAATACGTTGCTCTTCGAGCGGTCTGGCGGTTACGTTGTGCTGGATATCTCCCTGAAACCAAAGCAAGGTAGTCAGGTTCTGATTCAGCACGGCGGCGGGACGGAGATTGCCACGCTGAGAGGAAAGGCGCTGATTACCGAAGATGGCGAAGCAATTGAAGGTGAGGCCTTGGATGATGTCACTGTCGCAGGCGTCGTGTCGTTTACTATCTGCGATGTGCGCCAGGACAATGCGGTTGTTTAGTTGCAGTCAATTGATGGAAGATTTCGCGTGGCAGGCGTCTTGGGGCATGGGTGGGGCATGAGAAATCTGTGAAATTCGCCAAATATTGCAAACAATAAATGTTGGTTGCTATCTCCAGCCAATGAAATTGGCGCTCCTGGACGATATTTGTCGATTTATAAATTTACCGCGTCACGCAATTGAAGTGGCGGGCATACTCTTCAAGGCTGGTGATGCCAAGGCGCACCCATTTCGGGTGCACCAACTGGGGAAGCCCAATATAAATCAGAACGCGGCGAGGATCTCCTCGGTGCTGCGCACGTGCCAGGGAGAGTCGGCGGCCGCCGCCGGGTAATGACTGAAGAAGTGGTGGAGCGGTGCCGCAGGATGTTGAGTACGGGCGCAACCCGGCAGCAGGTAGCTGATGTAATAGGTGTAGACGTGAAAACAATCTACAAGTACCTCCCGGCGACTTGAAGACAAAGATTTCACTACTTTTCCTGATATGTTACGTTTGGCTTAATCAATTCATTCAGCTTTGAAAACAGTTTGGTTTGTTCGTGAACGGTAAGAAAACAATAAGTTTTGAGCAATTTTTAACTATTAACAGCAATCTTGTTTCCATCTCAGATACATGGGCTGACTTGTGGGCGTTAATTTTTCACACGGGTTTAAGCGCTGGAAGGCTGCTGAGTATTCGATATGATGATATTGATGGTGACTTGATACTGATACGAAAACAGGGTCACCTGAAGGAGCTACGTGTTAAATCAACCCCTCCAGTGGAGGCGATGATTGCTCGTAGAAGAGAACGCTATCCAGAAGATGTTTATTTATTTCAGAGTCATTCTAACCGTGTGAAGTACCATCGCCGGCCGGTCACTATAATTGCTTTCAACGCCGCTTTACGTCGCGCCGCTAGATCATTACCAGACGTTAACGTAAGCAGTAGTAGCGCGAGAAACATACCGGACTAAGCGCCTGTCCAGTAGCGTGTAGCCGATGTGACAGGCGTGGGAGTGAAGACGATTTACAAATATTTGCCAGTACAATACGGCGATAAAAAATCCCCTTGAGCAGGCACACTCAAGGGGAAAATACTACATAACATCATTGCTGTGTGCGTCTTTGCGCTCATCTATCTTCCAAGAAGATGCCTAAAGCTTCCAGATATTTCTGGTCTGAGCAGTTAAAACATTGTGTCTGTGGCCTATGTGCTCGGAGGGGGTGAAGACGATTTATAAATATTTTCCAGCCGGTTAAGTTTGCTCACCTGCGAACCGTATGCAAGAGATCGCAGGTGAGCAATTTGCTATGAAGGCATTGCCATAGCTGAAAAATTTTAACCTCGCATTGTTCGCAAAACTATCAAACAGCTAAGGCCTGAAAACACTTCCAGACTAACCTTACTCGTTACATCAATGTGTTACGGCAATGACAAAAATTGATAGCCATAACCTATATTGATCTGTCGCTTTGTTAAAACTACTGTTTATAAAAACAGTATTAATCTGAGCGAGTCAATTATGCAGTTTTACACACCCGTTGAGTTACGTGAGATCATGCTGATCCCGTTGTACAGTGACCTTGTGCAATGTGGTTTTCCAAGCCCCGCACGGGATTACGTTGAGCAACGTATAGACCTGAATGAGTTACTAATCAATCACCCCAGTGCGACGTATTTTGTCAAAGCCGCCGGCGACAGCATGAAGGATGCCGGCATAGGAGAAGGTGATCTTCTTGTTGTGGATAGCTCAAGGACAGCAGTTCATGGCGATATCGTTATCGCTGCAGTGGATGGGGAATTCACCGTTAAGAAGCTGTAGCTGCATCCGCGGGTTCAGCTTAACCCAATGAACCCTGCATATTCGCCGATAGTCGTCGGTAGTGAGGACACTCTCGACGTGTTCGGGGTGGTTACGTACATCATCAAATCAGCTGGCTGAGATGTTTGCACTTTGCGATGTGAACTCATTTTACGCATCCTGCGAAACTGTTTTCCGTCCTGACCTGAAGGGGCGTCCGGTGGTCGTTCTGTCAAACAACGACGGCTGTGTGATCGCCCGCTCGCAAGAGGCGAAGCCCTTCGTCAAAATGGGCGAGCCTTATTTCAAGCAAAAGGACATGTTTCGCCGGCACGGTATTATCGCGTTTAGCAGCAACTATGAGCTTTATGCCGATATGTCCAACCGAGTGATGACAACGCTGGAGGAACTCTCTCCACGCTGCGAAATTTACAGTATTGATGAGGCATTTTGCGACCTGACAGGAGTTCGGAATTGTCGCGACCTTACCGAGTTTGGCAGGGAAATTCGCGAGACGGTTCTGCGCAGGACGCACCTCACGGTCGGCGTCGGCATAGCCCAGACTAAAACCCTGGCGAAGCTGGCCAATCATGCTGCGAAACAGTGGCAGCGACAGACCGGAGGAGTGGTGGATCTGTCTAATCTTGAAAGGCAGAGGAAGTTGATGGCTTTGCTGCCGGTGGATGAGGTCTGGGGCGTCGGGCGCCGCATCAGTAAAAAACTTGAGGCCATGGGGATTAAAACTGTGCTGCAGTTGGCGGATACCGATATCCGTTTTATCCGGAAGCATTTCAACGTCGTGTTGGAAAGAACTGTGCGGGAGCTGCGCGGCGAACCATGCCTTGGGCTTGAGGAGTTCGCGCCGGTAAAGCAGGAAATCGTGTGCAGCCGTTCGTTCGGCGGCCGTATCACTGAATACCATGAGATGAGGCAGGCGATATGCAGCTACGCCTCACGTGCAGCGGAGAAACTCCGTGGTGAACATCAGTACTGCCGCTTTATCTCTGCGTTCGTTAAAACCAGCCCTTTTGCGCTGAATGAGCCGTACTACGGCAATAGTGCATCAGTGAAACTATTGACCCCGACCCAGGACAGTCGGGACATCATCACCGCGGCGACGAAATGCCTCGATGTAATCTGGCGAGACGGACATCGCTACCAAAAAGCAGGGGTGATGCTTGGGGATTTCTACAGCCAGGGCGTCGCGCAGCTCAACCTCTTCGACGACAACGCACCACGGAAAAATAGCGAGAAACTGATGGAAGTTCTCGACCATCTCAACGCAAAGGATGGCAGGGGGACACTGTATTTTGCAGGGCAGGGGATCCAGACTGCCTGGCAGATGAAGCGGGAAATGCTTTCGCCTCGCTATACTACGAGGTTCTGTGACCTGCTCAAAGTTAGATGATTAGGCCATTAACGGTAGTGGTTATGCTGCTACAACAGTCCGCTTAGAGCGAAGAGCGGATATTCAGACCGACTGATAGCTGATTTTGAGTTGACAAAAAGAGCGCTCCTATTCAGTACAAAAAGATGGTAATGTTTCATAAAATCTCTTAGACCTTGCAGGAATGGTTTTGAAATGAATGGATCTTGTTTGTGTGGAACAATTGAATTTGAACTTACTCATAAACCAGCAGTGTTTTATCGTTGTCATTGCTCGCTTTGCAGAAAGCAGAGCGGTGTGGGTTACAATCTCGCCACACTAGTCAAAGACAGTGAGTTTCGCTGGATTAAAGGGGAAAACTGCATTGCTTCATGGTCTAAGCCAACGGGGTACCGTACAGATTTTTGCAATGTATGTGGCTCAACTGTGCCTAACAGTCTGCGAGACGTACCTTATGTCTGGGTTCCTGTTGGTTTAATTGACGAACGTCTTGAAATGGAATGTGCAGGAGACTTCTGCACTGATGATGCAATGCCCTGGGATGAAACCCGCTCACCTAGTTGTCACGCTGGACCTGTCGAGTCGCTAGCCTCGCTTTTAAAGTACCTGAAACTCAATTCCTGAGCGTCAGCATTTGGCACAGAGCGGACAAGCTCACTGGACTGAAGGTCTGCGGTGAACGAGGAGCGGAGGCTAGCAGTTGAGCTCGTAGCCAAATAGTCGCATTACTAACATTGCGACGTGTTAATCAACGCGGAGCAGATCACACTGGAGTGATATTCCTGTCGCAAGGCTCTAGATAATCCGTATATAATCATTATTCGAATCTTCGATGGAATGAATATGATGACAGAACCTTTAAGTTGGGAGCGCTGGCGCAAGGTTTACTTGAACAAGAAAAACAAAAAAAGAGCCTCGCTTGAACGGTCGGGACTACGAAACCTACATTCTGTAGAAGCTCTTGATCACATTGTTTCTGAAGTTAAAACAACATACTTAAACAACAATCCATACATTAAAGTCAGCGCAAACTCAGTTTGGGTTGATGGCACACCTCAGGCAAAGTTTACCGTAAGCAAGTACGAAAATGTGAAAAACTCCTCTACGAGTTACGGCAACACGAATCAGGTAAGTCTTAAAGCCAGGAAAGATGAAGTCCTTAACTGCGAACTAGCAGACCTTTTGTTTATCTTCAATGAATTTAACAGCCAAAATGGTTTTAAAAAAGTCCGTGCCGTTTTATTACAGGGCAAGTGCTCAGAAAAAAACAATTTATTGCCCGATGGACCTTCAACAGAAAAAGAAAGGAAGTTACTTGAATCGGTTAACCGGGAAGAATTGCTGACCTTATATCCTGGTACTAAAGCATCTGGTAATAAAATAGGGACGTACAAACTTGGTGGATATCAACCGGGACTCGCTGATTGCGCCAAGTATCTGATGATGCCGAAACATGAAGCGTGGAACTATAAATATCCTGAAGATACAGGACCTTACGTGATAGGTTGGCCAGAAAATTCGTCAAGTAAAAGTCTCGGTGTAACAAAAAATTACTTAGATGCAGTCATCGATGAAATGCTCAAATTTCAAACCATGGGAAGGGAGGTTAAATTCAAAAATGGCGATATAGACAGGACATGCGAATGGTCAAAAATGATAGATGACTTGCTGACAAGTTATCATGGCGTAACTATGAAGGGCTATGATCGTCAAAGGCGTTTCTATAAGTCATCTGGATATATTCCTAGCCATATTCAAAACCTTGGTTTTATGATCGATGATGTCAGTCTTTTGAGCCTCTTACAAATAGATTATGATGATTTTGTCTGGTATTATCGCACTCGTTATGATTATTTTCTAAAAAAATATGGCATTCAGGTTGCAAAGTTAATACAACATAAGTTTGAGCAATATTTAAATTTACTTATTTCAGAGCAGGGACCTGTAATTCCGACGA